CAAAACTGTTCAGCACTCTAGCGCGGAATAAGGCTATCCTCAAGGATACTACAGGTCAAGGCTTCAAGAACAGAGGCAAGACAGTGGAAGCACTGTATCTTGCAAGTTCTCTCAGCAGATCTCTAGTAGTACCTAGTCCAGATAGTGAACTTATTCATCTTCAGATCCTTGCTGCTCTGGATAGGATTACAACAGAGAATCCTATGCCGGGGGATGACATATTGAACCGTCTCGACAAATTCATTAAGAAACTTGTCGGCAATAAGAGAATTGCGCAATCCAATTCCAATATGTCACTCCCCATGCCTTCTAATAAATCCTGCTACGAAAGATCACGTAATGATGGTGGTGCCATCCACGTCTTGGAGAGACATGGAAAGCGATCATCAGGTGAGGTCGCAGCAGCCGCAATGATAGAAGGAGAGCAGCAAATCTTAGGCGCAGGCTACGCGGCTGGTGCAGAATGGGGGACTCTAGGCACTGAAATCATCCAAGACTGGTTTGATGAGTCTTCAGATGAAGTAGTTCAGGCCATGATGGAGGCCTTTACATTCTACGACCACGTAGCCGTTGCAGAAAGGTTAACGCTTGATGAAGCGTTTAGACGGTCGAATTGGCAAGCCAAATTCGATGATGGAGCGAAGATCCATCCTATCATCTCGAAAGATGGTAAGATAAGAGTCATAACGATCCATCCTGCCACTGTAATGTGGAGTGCACGAGCTTTATCGACATTCTGTTTGCCTCTCTTAAAGAACATTGCGTTCAGTAGAGAGATGCTCAGAAATAAAACGGTAAAACTTCAAAATGGTGCACCCCACACTCTCTTATACAGTGCAGACCTGTCTAAGGCAACAGATCCGATCTCCATCGGACTCTGTAAGTTCGTATTTGACGCCATCAAAACCCACTCACCCGACGTGCCAGAGTGGTGGGACGAGGCTGTTCAGGGTTGCTTTAAGGAATATAAAATTCAGTATCGCAACCAAGAGTATACCACGAAATGTGGTGCCCTAATGGGCATAGGTCCTGGATGGACTATACTCTCCATACTTAATGCATTCGCAGCAGAAGATGCCGGAGCCCAACGGGGCTCCTTTAGCGTCTGCGGTGATGATCTCATAGGATTATGGACTGAACAGCTCTGCGACAAATACGAGGAGAACCTTTCTAGGTTA